TCGTTGAACAGGTTGAGGTTTTTCAGTTTGCGCGGCAGGGCCATGGCGCCGTTCTCCGGTTAGCGGTTGATCTGGCTGGCGAAGGTGATGAGGTAGCGATCGGTGATGCGCTGGCGCAGGGTCAGGTCTTCCAGCGGGGGGATCGGCGTGTAGTCGTAATCGAGCCAGAGCTTGCCGGCCTTGAGCGTGTCTTTGGTGTTGATGTCTTCGGGATACCAGCAGCCTCCGCCGACCAGATAGCCGCCAGCAATTTTGGTGCGAAACTCGGCGTTTACTGACTCGATCATGTCGCGCACTAACGACGCGTGCAGCGGCTTGTCCATAGCCCACATCTGCGCACCGGCCATAGTGTCGGCCAGCACTTGCGCAGTGCGGGTGTAACTCTCGAAAGCGAACAGCGGATCGTCGGCGCAGGTGCGGCTACCCCAGAAGCGGAAGCCGCCTTCGTTGATCAACGTGGTGACGTCGTGGCTGTTGAGGTAGTTGGCGTCGGTGGCCGGGTTTTGCAGGTCCCAGAACACGTCGGCGTTGATGCCGGTGACCCCGTTGACGGTCACGTTGGACAGCGTTTTGTGCCAGCCAACTTGCTGATCGATCTTGGCGCGCAAACCGAGTGCGTTGGCCACGGCGCTGGCAGTAGCGGTCTTGTTGGTGAAGGTGCTCCAACTCTGGAAGTCAGGCCAGATAACCATCACTTCCCGTGCGCCGAAATGGCGGCGGTAGGCCACGGCTTCTTCTTTGGTTTGGCAGCCCCAGGCGCTGATATAGGCAAAGGCTCGCAGTTGCTGGGCGATGGAAGTGAGGGCGGTGGCAACAGGCAGTGAATCGAGGCCCGGCACGCCCAAAATACGGGGAACAAGGCCCAGCCGTGACTTGACGGCGAGTAAGGCTTTCATGCCGGTGTATTTTCCGGTTTCCGTGGTAGTGCCGATCAAGGCGCTCGTGGTTGCGGATTCGTCTTCACCTTCTTTCACGCGCACGACGATGACGTACGGTTTGGTCTGGTCGGAGATGGCTTGGAGACTGGTGGCGAGGGTGCCTTTCAAGCCGGCCTTACCGATGGCTGACTGAATGCTGCTGACGAGTACAGGCGTATCCAGCGGGAAGGTCGCCGCATCGGCATCATCGGCGGTGCAGACCATGCCGATTACAGCCGTCGGGATGGTGCGAATCGGGCGAGAGCCATCGTTGAGTTCGATGACTCGCACGCCGTGAAGATAATCGGACATGGTTAATCTGCGTGGTGAGAGAAGACACCACACAGGCTGCCGCGCTTATCAAAAACTGACGAGGCGCGGCAGTTGTATCCAGCAGGTCAACAAGGTGCGACTGGCAGTTGGAACTGACTCAGGGCGTACCTGCGGTTGGCGGCACTGGCCACTCCAGGTTCATGGGAAACCCGGGGCCTTGCTCAAGGCGATTGAGTTCGACGCAGTAACGCATCCAGCCCATTAGAGCCGCCTGTTCGTCCGTCGTTATCAGCTGCAGTTGTTCTGCATACTGCAGCGGTGCGATGCGCAGTTGGGCGTGCTGCATCAAGGCGTCACGCTCCCTCCGTGCCTGAGCCCTTTTTTCCTCCACCAGTGCCGACTGATCCAGCTTCCAATCCTCACCTGTCCAGTGATGGTGGGGGCCAGGCCAGGCTTTTATCGTCACCGTATCGGGGAGTTCGCCTACCTCTCGCCAGAGCAATGATTTCCCGGTATCTGTTCGGTAGACGATGCCTCGGAGGTCTACCCTTTCCTCTGGCAAGCCATCAACCATGACCCAGACGTGACCGGGTTTTGCAGGCTTCAGTGGTTGTGTCAGTCGTACTGCGTTGCTGGGGACTTCGATCCCAAGACCTGGCACGACCGGAAATTCGACCGGCCCTGTCAAGACACCCGCGTTATCAATTAGGTAATTCGTCATATCTGCCTCAAATGATTTTGATCCGTCCTGGATAGGCAATGTTTCGAGGGCGTGCTGTTGCGACCGGACTGATGGGTTCTCTATCCAAAAATTCAGTTGTTTCACCCGCCAACATGCTGTCTCGATAACTCGCTACCTCACCCACATCGAAACCATGGATTGCGAGGGCTCGCTCGAGCACGTTTTGAGTGAGGCCGGTTGCCAACGCGGTCATACCGTCACCACCGGCGTCGTAAGTCTGTCTTGAGCCCTTTTGCCAGGAGCCGGGGTTCCTACCTGCATCAACGTTGCGAGATTCATCCAGTATTCGAAGAAACTCGCCCCGGCCTTCTGGTCCTCGAAAGGTTAAACCGTCGTCTTGTGCGATCCATCCGCCCTCGTCACCTATGCTGTGTTGCTCGGTGTTGAGCATTCCTGATTGCTGAGCGTGATCCCAAAGCCAGGGCCACTCTGAGCGTTCAAACGTTCGACCATTCAACGCGGCGTATCCACCCGGACTGAACCGGGTGGTGGTTTCAAAAACGGGATGCCCCAACGGCAACGTATCCAGTCGCCCGAGGGGCCACCAGTGGCCCCGCCCGTCCGCACACAAGTGCCACCAATCGCCCGTACCCATCAGGGGGAGAAACGGATAGCCGTTTTGGGAAAGATGCGTATGAAACAAGATGCGATCTGAGCCATGCGCTTGAACCACCAGGCGATGGCCTGAGTGGTCTTTACGACGTATCAGAATCTCTCGCCTCGTCAATTTCGAATCGGAAGGTGGGAGCTCCAACGTCACTGCACCATTGCTGGCGTCGCAGAGCACCAGACCCATGTGCTCGGAGGAGAGGCTTTTGCCTTCGCGAATCAGTATGTAGGGCCGCGAGTAGGCATCTCGTATAGAGCGATCCACAAAATCGCGGGTAGCCAGTACGACTGAGGGATCGATTTTCAACTGAATGTTGGCGGTGCCATTGGTGATGATGTGCATGCGCACGACTTGGTTACGCCCCGATCCTTGCCCTAACAGTGGCTTGTAACTGGGAGCAAGATTCGCCACCGCAGAAAAGACGCCGTCCTTGTCTTCCAGCGCCAGCTCTCTCATCCACCAACCGCCGACTTCCGGGGGGAGTACCACTTCGGCGATCAGAACGTTCGGATCGGTGGGCGAGACACGCAGTTGATTGAGCGGAGCGCGGTGGACCGGGTTGATGAGCCGGGTCTGCGCAGGGGCAGGCACAGGATCGGCCCCATTGGCATCGCCGATCAACATATGGCTCGGCTCCCAAGGAATGCCGAGGGCGTCGCAGTTGGTTTTCTTGGCGGCTCCGAGGGTGGTGAGCATGCCGCCGAACAGGGTGTTCTTATCAACCATGAAGGTACACGTCCATTTCATCGAGGGTGTAAATGCTTGCGCCGCCGTAGCTCTGAATGAACACATCGATGTCCGGGTTTATCCACGGGTATACATCGATTTCGTCGCCGTCATCGATGGCAATCACCGCATAGGGTTCGACGCGTGTTTCCAGAATGATGTCGAGGCCCGTCAGGTGGCGAGTGAGAGGCTTGGCGTCATCGATGAGCCAGGACAGTTCCTGGTACATCTGTTCGGTGATGCCGGTTCCGGACACGCTGATGTTCAGGGCAAACGTCGCACGTGGACCGAGCGGAATGGTCTGCCACCATTCCACGATTTCAATCGCAAAACCCAGCGGCTCGACGACGCGTCGCAGTGAGCCGAGGGTGCCTTTGCGGGAGTGGATGTAATAGGCGGAGCGGATGGCCGATCGCTTGGCGGATTCGGGCCATTGAGAGTCCCAGCGATCGACCGAAAACGACCAAGCCAGATACGGCAGCAAGGGCAGGGGGCATTTGTCCGGGTTGTACAGCGTGCGTAGGGGAATGGGGACGCGTTGAATCTGTGCTAGGGCTTCCGCGGCCTGTAATTCCAGCGGCGTCGAATTGCTTGGCAGCAACGTCCGATAGGTCATCATTCGATCCCCAATGCCAATTCGATTTTCGTGCAGTATGGCGCTTGGTATTTGGTGGCGACGATGTCTTCCCAACCTTCCAGCACGACCTTGCGGACGCCCTCGACGTGCAGCGCCGCGTGAACGATGGATTCGGACACTTCCAATGCCAGGCGCCGCCGTTGGTGCACGAACTTGAGCAATTGGGCTTCGGCAGCGGCGAGGACAAGTTCGGTTTCCGGGCCATTGCTGAGCGGGTAGATTTTCGCC